AATGATGGTGATGATTTGTGTTGGTTATGGAAAGGTCAAATCTTGATCGCTTTACCACGGGTTTACAGCAGTGGTTTAGGGGTCTTGGATTCACTATGGAATTCGAAGGGATTTTCACAACCCTGGAAAGTGTGGAATTTTGCCAGGCACGACCAGTCAAGCTCGAAACGGGTTGGACTTTAGTGCCTCGACCAGGAAAACGGTTGTACTCCGATTTGGTCTCAACCAAGGATCTATCAAGCCGAAAGGTTTATGATGCTTGGTTGGGATCAGTTGCGGGGTGTGGCATGGCAGCAAGTGCAGGTGTGCCCTTGTTTGACTCATTCTACAAGTGGCTAGCGAGAGGAAGCAAGCCATACATTCCAAAACTGGGGGAAGTAATGTACAGACAACATAGAACAGAGTTGTCTGAAGGGATGGAGATGAAATCTAGGGATCCATCCTGGGAAGCGAGAATTTCGTTTTATTTCGCTTTTGACATTACTCCACAAGCACAGCTATTGATAGAAAGACATTTCGATAGCTTGCCCGACCCAGTACATGGGGAGTTCATTGATGATCCAGTTCAAGTGATCGATTCAATTCTTCAGCTCTGTCCCCCCGAACAAGGGGAAAGGTATGACTTAGGTCATACCTAGGGCAATATCGCAAGGTTACCTCATAAACGGAGTTGCGTCCGTACCTCAGGAGCATAACCAGGTTACCATAATAAATCGGTTGACAACGATACCTCTGGAGTTAAAACAATGCCCACATCGGAAGACCCCCCACTACGTGTGGGGCGGCAAACTGATCAAGGATCTGCTAGTGTTGATTACGGGCTCACGTACTAATATGCCCTTAGGTACTACGAGTAACGCTCACTAGGAAATTAGGATGGCTATTTAGCCAAGGTTGTGGGTCCAAGCGCCTGACATGATGGAGACATCACAGTAAGTTTGAACCCTCGGGCAGTAGGTGGCAATAGAATGACGTATCTTAACCACCGAATACAACCACGTTACCAACAACAACAACAACAAGCGGGGAATGCGAGGTCCTCCGAAACAACAAGCTCGCCAAACTCAACGGAAACCTAATGTGGCCGTTACCCCGATAGCTAACGGGGGTTTCCGCATTAAACACTCGGAGTACTGTGGAACAGTTGACTCCATGACAGCCATCGCGAACACTTCAAGTGGATTAGCTGGGCCAAGCGACACGGAGCTTGCGCGGCCCATCAGACTTTCGCTTAATCCAGGCGATGGCGTCACCTTTCCCTGGCTCACAGGAATTGCAGCGCGATTTGAGAAATACAGATTCAGGAGTGTCAGAATTCGATACGTCCCGACAATCAGCACCCTATACGCAGGGTCGGTGTCGATGTGTCCTATCTATGACCCTTCAGAGTCTGTACCTCGCGATCGCAGGGCGCTTTACAACGCGGAAGGCACCCGGACATCGGTAGTCTATCAGCCGATGTCACTGCAACTACCAACGAGCCGGCTCAACCAAACATTATTCATTCGATTATCACATGCAGCAGCATTAGATGCAACAGAACTCCGACAGACAGATCTCGGATATGTTGCAGTCTCGCTGATGGACATTGCAGGTGAAAATCGCACCTTTGGATCATTGTTTGTGGACTACGAGGTCGAACTATTAATGCCTCGAGTCGGAGCCAGGACTCCGAAATCAGCTCACTACATCTCAGAGCTCATCGATCATAACACGCTGGCCACGGTGCGGCCAGCTTTGTTTGGCGATAACATTTCCGGCACAAAGCATGATTTGAACCATCGACGATTTGATGGAACAAATGGAACGAGTAAGAATGGTCACAACAAGCACAGCACGTTGGCCATCACTCATTCTCACATGCCAAGCGGGTCTTATATCGATGACACTACAGATGCTGTGGAAGCGAGTGTATTCACGTTTGACGAACCCTTCGCTGGGGTGGTCACAGTCAAACATGACTCCAGTTCAGCCTTCGTCCCTTATAATCCAAGTTTCATGGTAAATGGAATTCGGGACACAACTGGAGAACAATCTTGGATGCTAACCGGACCAAAGCATCCAATCAAGGCTCCCAAGGTTAGTCTTATCGAACGCATTTCTAACGGCGTGAGTAAGGCTATATCCACATTCAAAGTTATAGCCGAGACCGGCGAATCACTTGCCATTTCGCTAGATAACGCGCTTATGGCAGTTGGCGGTAAGGCCGAAGTACTCTGGACCGAGTGCGAACCTGAATTGCTGGACCTTGCGGGACTTGTATAATGTTAGCTCTTAATCAGTTCAATGTCGTGTTAACCACACACGCTCGCCTAGACGAATGGCGATACTACACGAGGACCAACCAAATGGGCACCAACCCCAACTCGTTACGGTCACCTCTCAATCCCAAACCGAGAAAACCCCGAAGTACGAGTCTGTGACAGACAACAACTGTTGGAATACAGCTAGTGGACTACTCACCACCTCT